TGACTTGGAAAACCACGGTAAGGTTCTTGATTTATTAGGACTCTATAACTCACCATTCAACAAGATAAACATCCATTGTAACGGTGTATATGGTGATAAAATTGCATCAATGCAAAGATTTTGTGATAACTATGACAGATTGTCACACTCTGTCAAATCTCGTCTTACGGTTGAGAACGATGACAAAGCTAGTATGTACAGTGTGAAAGACCTGATGTATATCCATGAACGTATCGGTATTCCAATTGTGTTTGATTATCACCATCATACATTCAACACTGGTGGTCTATCGGAACAAGAAGCTCTTGAACTTGCTATGTCAACTTGGACTAATTATATCGTCCCCGTAGTTCATTACTCTTCGTCCAAACCAAAGGAATCTGGTAATCCAAAAGACAAACCACAGGCTCATGCAGACTACATTTTGGAAAAAATAAATACTTATGGGTATGACGTAGATGTCATGCTAGAGTGTAAAGCAAAAGAATTAGCACTACTAGAATACCGTAACATTAATGGGGATTTTTAAATGAAAATGAAAAGACTATTGGAACTTGCAGGTATCACACCAGAAACTTATATATCTGAATCAATACCTGGAAATGTCATGAACCAACGATTCAAGTATGTTGGTAAAACATTAAAGTTTGAACCCGATTCAAACGTTTTTGATTCACTACACGATTTCTTTGCGGAAATTAGATTTAGTTGGGACACAACAGAATCTGAAGTTAAAAAATATATAGATTCTCTTTCATATGAAGGTGGAAAGATTGTATTGAATCATTCTGGAAAAAAACAAGTAGAGTTGGTAAAAATATAAGAGTAATCATATGTTACAAAAGGTATTCAATCTCAAAAACCTTATTTGGTTTTGCGCGATTGGACTAGCGATATTTTCTGGATACTACTCTATATTCGGAATATCAAAACTATTTTCAGGTGGTTCATGGTCAATAATTGGTATGGCATCAATGTTGGAACTTTCCAAACTTGTTGTTGTAACATTTCTACATGACCATTTTAAAACACTCCGTTTCCTGTTCAAGACATATCTTTTATCTGCTGCAGTGGTTCTTATGGTAATCACTTCTATTGGTGTTTATGGGTATCTAACAAACTCATATCAGGAAACTGCAAAGGTAATCTACAAAGCACAAAATGAAATAACTCTCCTTGACCAAAAGAAAAAATTGTTCGAGGAACAAAAAGTACAAGTAGATAAATCAATAGAAGATAAAAACAATCGTCTAAAATCACTCGACCAAATTCGTGTTTCTCAACAAAACGCTTATACACAACAACTAACACAGAAACGTGGGACGGGTGGTCTATCTAAAAATATTGCATCGGTTGATAAGTCATCGGAAACTATAAACGGTGATATTTCAATACTGACTCAAAAATCATTTGCACTATCGGATTCTATTGCAAAGATTGACCAAACAAAACTAACAATAACGAATGAATCATTTTCATCAGAACTTGGCCCACTACTTTATTTAAGTAGAATAACTGGTGTTTCAATGGATATTATTGTAAACTGGTTCATTCTTATTCTTGTTATTGTATTTGACCCACTCGCTGTTAGTTTGGTAATAGCCGCTAATCATTTGAGTTCAAAAGAGAAACAGAAAGAATCATTGGATAAATTAAGTGAAATTGGACAAGAAACAGGAATTGGATATGAGGAACCAGTCCAAAGTTTCCCTTCATCAATCAACAATCAAATAACTGATTCTGTTACACAATCTAAATTGGATGAGGTGAAGATAAAAATTCCTAAAAAACAAAGAAAAAAACGTTTGAAAAAAACAGAAGAAGTTAGTATATTAAAAGAAGATGATGATATAAATTTAGATAAACAAAATGAATTTTATGGAGAGCCGGTTAATGTTGGTGCAAATCCGGTTTCATCTTACTAAGTAAAGGAATATGTTGTGAAATATGTTTTATGTCAAAATAATGATTCAAAAAGCAAATACTTCAAAGGTATTCGTTGCTATGAAGAGGTTTTGATTGATGACAGGTCACAAAATGGACTTTGTTGGAAATGTACAGCCATGATGGTTCCAATTGAAGAAAAGAAATCAAATGAAGGATACCCTCGTGGTTGGAAGTTTATGTCTGAATTCGTTGATAAAGATGGTAATGTTTATCATAAAGGTGAACTTCAAGAAGAATTATTTGGTACATTACCACCAACAGAAATAAAGAAATCCGAAAAGAAGATTGTAAGAAAAAAGAAAAATACACTCGACGATAAGGTTGTGAAAGAGTACACGAATAGGATTTTGACAAAGAAAAAATTAAAAAATAAAAGGAGTAAGTGAAATGGAAAACTTATATGATGACGATATACGAGAAGAAAAAAATTCTAAGAAGTCGGTTAATCAAGATGACTTATCCGTAAAATGGAAAGAGGCACTTGCTCAAATAGATTATGGTATTGATGTTGCATCATCAACACTTTATATGTTTGGTGATATTGCCGACGGTACTTTATATGATTTTATGTTGCGTATTCGTGCGATACTCCACATGAGACCAGAAGAAAATTCAAAAGACCCAATCAACATTATCATCAATTCTGATGGTGGTGATGTATATGAGGCACTCGGTATGATTGACTTTATCCAGTCACTTAATGTAAAGGTAAACACAATTTGTAGAGGACGTGCAATGTCAGCCGCAGCTCTACTTCTCTGTTCAGGTACAGGTCTTCGTGCTGCCTCAAAGAATAGTACAATCATGTTCCATGAGATGTCTTCGGGTATCTACGGTAAGTCATCAGACATGAAGGCAAACGTACAACACATGGAAAAGTTGGAAGAAGTTTTGGTTGGTATCATGAATACAAATTCCAATAAAGACGATAAGTTCTGGAAGGAAAATACTGTAAAGGATTTTTATCTTTCACCGGAAGAAGCTATTGAACTTGGTGTAATTGATAAGATAATCCAACCAACCTACACAAGAGGGTAATATGATATATTTGGTTTCTATACTGATAATACTTCTGTTGTCTTCTGGTTATGCAAATTTCAATTTGTATAGAAAGTATTCGCAATTAGAAGAAACTGCGATGGATAATCAAAATTTCATATTTTCTATGCGTAATAGAGTGTTGAGCCATAAATCTTATCTTCGTCAATTAGATAGAAATGGCTCATTTGAATCAGATGACGAAGTTGGTTTCTTTTTCAAAGAGTTAAAACAAATTATTAATGATATTTCTGTATATTTGGATGTCAACGATGACGTAGATGAAGAAGAACAAACTCCAAAAAATATACGGTCACAGATAACGAGGTTGTAATGGATGTGCCTGTAAAAAAGAAAAAACAAAATATATACTTCACAAAAGATACAGAAAATGCTATCATAGAATATAATGAATGTGAAGACCCTATACAGAGAAATATAATCTACACTTCAAGAATTCATCCTGCATTCTATAAGCTTTCTGAAATTATGATACATAGGTTTAAGTTTTATAATTTTGATATTCCACATGAGGATGTTAAACATGAAGTAATATCATTCTTACATGAAAAAATCTGTAAGTATAAGGAAGAGAATGGTAAGGCATTTTCATACTTCTCCATAGTTGCTAAAAATTATCTTATAGCTGAGAATAACAAAAACTATTACCAGTATAAGAAGAAGCATAATATAGAGGCAATTGATTCGGAACGTAATATCGTTAATGAGCAGATAAGAAGTGAAATGATAGATGAACAGAAGGACTTTATCGATATGTTCGTCGAATTGATGGAAGAACATCTTTCTCTTATTTTTACAAAACAAAGAGATGTTCAGATTGCAGATTCAATACTCTATCTTTTTAAGACAAGAGAAAACATTGAAAATTATAACAAGAAAGCGATTTACATTTTAATACGCGAAAGAACTGGTGTTAAATCACAATACATAACGAATATAATCAACAAAATGAAACTAATTTATGGTAGATTATATAAGGAGTATTCTGATGGTAGAAACATTGCAAAATTCGATTGGTACGATTTACAAGACATTATTGAAGATTAGATATTTATAAGATATGGGATTTGATACAGAAATATTTGGAAGCAAAAAATTCTCGGATTTGTTAAAAGACATCTATGAGAATCAAAAGAAGAAAGATAGACAAATCAATCTTCTTATTGCTGATTTGAAACCACTTATTACAAACATAGGTGATGCTGCTCTTCTTGTACCTGTAATCAAGGACTATATGGAAGTATCTGTTAAGAATGATGAACATCTTGTAAAGATGGCGGCTGTTGTTCAACGAATGGTCTCGAACAAGGGAGAAGAAGGTAATTCTTTCTTGACAGATGAAGAAAAGGACGCTCTTCTAAAAGAGATTAAATCAATCGGTGAATCAGTAGAGGAAACCAAATCGGATGAATCCACAAAAGACGATATTAAACGGGCAGGAATATGAGTTAATATCCGCTGAAGTAGTTAACGTTGACTTTAGCGGTAATGATAAAGAAAAACTCTATACCATTTATTGTAGGATAATGGGTGCCTATGGTTCTCAAGCCGCAGGTGATATAATACAAGCACGTGCACTCGATGCTAATATAAAAAACATACCGATTGCTGGTGAAGTTGTAATGTTAATGAAAGGGCCAACTGCATATAATAGTGCAGGTGCAACTGGTCAAGAATATTACTACACGAATCCTGTCTCCGTTCAAAGTTCTGTTCACCATAATGGTATTCCTGGTGTTACAGAATACCTACCGAACACAAAACCATCAAATTCTACTGTTCGTCAAAATGCGAGAGATGGTATATCTAATAAATCATCTTCTCGTCTTAAAGTAAAGACAACGATTGACCCAGCATTTCCAGAACGTCTTGATGTCTATCCTGTTCAGCCTTATTCTGGTGATATTATTCTTGAAGGTCGATGGGGTCAATCGATTCGTTTTGGTTCAACTGTTGATGAAAGAAGGACATATCCTGTAAAACCTTTATGGAAAAAAGGATTAGGTGAAACGGGTAATCCCATTCTTATCATTTCTAACGGAACAAATCCTGAGACAAAACCATTTAACGAGTTTGTACTCGAAAACCCAGATGAAGACGATTCTGCAATATGGATGACATCTGGTCAATCTGTTAGATTTACACCTGCATCCACATATACACCTTCAATATCAGATAAAAGTGTAAATCTGTACAAGAAAAATGAGTATGGTGGAAATCAAGTAATAATTGCATCAGACCGTTTAATTTTCAATGCTCGTAAACAGGAACTAATTGCTTTTTCAAAAGAAGGTATAGGTCTTTCTTCTGAAAAAGCAATTTCTATTGATGGTAAACAAGTTGTTGAAATGGAATCTGCAAGAATTAACTTGGGTATAAATGCGTTGTCACCTGCATTATTAGGTGATAGAAGTATGGATTGGTTAAATACTTTATGTGATATATTGGCAAAACTTATAACAACAATTACACAAACAACTGTTCCTACTGGAGTTGGTCCATCTGGAATACCGATTAATGCCTCGGAATTTATAGGAATTCGTGGTGATATACTAACATTACAACGAAAGATAGAAAAATTACAATCGCAACTTGTCTTTTTAAATGAAAAATCCGCTGGTCCAAGTCAAGACGCAAAATCTTCTGCGGTTGTTCGTGAGGATATTAAAGAACAACGTCAAATTGCACAAGAACCACCAAGAAAGATTACAGATATTGGGGATGTTAGATTGGGTGAAATTGATATAACAACAGGAACAACTGGTCAACAAGGTATTCTTTCAAATCCAATAACTGGTGAAATATATGGCCCTAGACTAACAGATGCAAAAACATTTAAGTTTGATAAAGCTTATGGTAAATGGTTGGACACCGGCACATTCGACGACTCAGAATTTAAGGATATGCCGTAATGCCAATAATAATAACAGATATAGAAAATGAGCAACCAGTAGTAACTCCAGAAGAATCAAAAAAACTTATAGAGTATGTACCTACGGATGATGCATCGGAATTAACTATCAACGATATACGAAATGAACAATTTGATATTTATAATGATTTAAATTTTACTTCAGGTACTTCAGGTACTTCGGGAACATCCGGTACATCAGGTACTTCGGGAACATCCGCTACATCAGGCACTTCGGGAACATCCGCTACATCAGGCACTTCAGGTACTTCGAGAACATCAACCACAAGTGGCGGGAAAAAACAAAAAGCAAAACGTAAAAGACAAAAATCACCAAAACCTGCTCCACCAGAAATAGTTCTTGACCCAAAAACGATTGCTGGTGTAAATCAAATTCCATTAGATTCGGAACAACAAAAATTATTAGAAAAGGCAAGAAATATTCCTGATGTGCCGGAGTATTTAAAACAGCTCATGCCATTACTTATTGGAAGCCCATATAACATAAATAAACCAACATATCTTGCACATTTTCTTGGTCAGTTAAAAACCGAATCAAGTTTTTATCCAAAATCTGAAGGTGTTAATTATAGTGGAACTAGATTAAAAGACATTTTCCCATCAAGAATAACAACTGATAGTCTGGCATTATCATTAGGTAAGAATGGGAAAGGACCAAGACCAAATCAGATAAATGGTTGGCCTGATATAGTATATGGTGCAAAAAATGAAAAAACAAGAGGTGGTAATACTTTTAATAAAAATGCACCACCACAGACATCCGAGGGATATGCCTATCGTGGTCATGGTTTGATACAACTGACATTTAAAGATGCCTACGAACGATTTACGAAATATGTTGATAAAGAAACGAATATAGATTTTGTTGCAAACCCCGATATACTTAATGAACCAAAATGGGCATTAATATCTTCGTTATGGTGGTGGAAAGGACATCCAGCTGTTTATATTGATTCTGTCAGTGATACTGCCATCGATATAGTTTCAAAGGCTGTAAATGGAAAAAGCAAAGCAAATCATTTCGAACTTCGTGTAAAATGGACAAAATATTATTATAATTTACTAAAATAGGTGAAGGACTATGGATACATCAAAATTTCTAAAACAAATTCGTTCTATCATTCGTGAAGAAATAGAATATGCACTTGACAAGAAGCTTACCGAAAACCATAAGAAAGATGACCGTAAGGTTCTATCTCATGGTATGAATCTTGTAAAGGAAGCAAACAAAGTTGCAAAGAAAACACCACCTCCATCAAAAACAGGAATGACAAGCATACAAGCTCTTCTTGATGAAACTCGACGTTCTATGGAACAAAGTTTAATGATGGAAGGTGACGATATGGAAATGAGATTTACAACGGATTCATTGAATGCGTTCTCAAATCATATCAATGCAACACCTGCTGGTATCGACCCATCACAGGTTGCTCCTGAAGTTGCTGAGGCACTCACAAGAGATTATTCAGCTCTCATGGCAAAAATAAATGAGAAAAAAGGGAGATAATAATTGGCAACTTATAGAAGAAAAACTAGGATTCCATTAAGTGAAAAATTTGTAGATACCAAACTTTCAAAACCGATTGGTGTCACTATACCATTTAATAATCCAAACGGAATATTCTTTCAAAGTTTCACAAATAGAACACAAGTTTATTCTAACTTGAAAAACTTACTTCTAACTGCAAAGGGTGAACGATATATGTTACCCGAATTCGGAACAGAAATCAGGTTCATTCTGTTTGAAAATATAAGTAGTGAAGAAGAATTTCAAGAAAGAATAAAAGGCGATATAACAGAGGCAATATCAACTTGGATGCCATATCTAATAATACAGGATTTGGAAGTCAATATTAATATGTCAGAAGATGGTAGAGTGGACGACCCGACTCATGCAGTTGGTATAACTTTAAATGTCAGAATATCTGGAACAAACATATATTTGCCAATTCAGATATTTATATCAGACACAGGTACATTGACCATTCAAGAGGCGATTTATAATGGCTGATTTAGTAAAGAAAGATATACGTTATTTATCGAGAGATTTTGCTTCATTAAAGCAGAATCTTATCGATTTTTCAAAAAATTATTTTCCAAATACATACCAAGATTTTAATGAAACATCTCCTGGTATGATGTTTTTGGAAATGGCCGCATATGTTGGGGATGTACTTTCATACTACACGGACGTTACTCTACAAGAGTCTCTGATACTCCAATCTTCTGAAAAGCAGAATATTCTTAATATCGCACAATCTCTTGGATATAAACCAAAGACAAACATCGCATCGAGTGTAAAATTAGATGTATTTCAAATAGTACCTGCGATAAGTGTTGGTGGTAATATTGTTCCTGATTATTCATATGCGTTTGCAATAGAACCTGGTATGGTTATCGGTGCAGACATAAACAACACAACTGCTAGATTCAGAACAACTGATTATTTGGATTTTAAATTTAGTAGTTCATTCGACCCTACCGAAGTCACTCCATACGAGATAGATGACATTACAAATGAAGTAACATTTTGGTTGCTTAAAAAATCTGTAAATGCTGTCTCTGGTGTAATAAACACAAAAACATATACATTTGGTGACCCAAAACCATATGATAAAATTACATTAGAAGATTCAACTATAATTGAAATTTTATATGGTATTGATTCCGATGGAAACAAATGGTATCATGTTCCTTACTTGGCACAAGATACTATCTTTGAACCAACTCCAAATATTTCAAGAAACGATAGACAACTCAGCAACCACAGAACTGAAACACCTTACTTGTTGAAATTGCGTAAGATTTCAAGAAGATTTATTTCAAGACAAACTGGCGAAGGTGTAATTGAAATGCAATTTGGTGCTGGTGTATCTGATTTGGATGACGAGTTATTGATACCAAATCCAGATTTAGTTGGAAATTCTTTAACAGGAATCGATTCTCCAACTTCTGTTGATATTGACCCGTCTAACTTCTTATACACAAAAACATATGGACTTGCACCAAACAATACAGATATTACACTATACTATACAACTGGTGGTGGTGTTGCCGATAACGTCCCAAGTGACACAATTACTCGTGTAATATCAAGAACATTGTTAATCGATGAGACTGGTTTAGATACTACACTTTATAATCAATGTATTGCAAGCTTAGCAGTAACAAACCCAGAACCAGCAACAGGTGGTAAAGCCGGTGAAGATATAAATGAGATTCGTCAAAATGCTCTTGCTTATTTTGCTTCACAAAATCGTGCGGTAACAAAAGAAGATTATATCATACGAGCATACAGTTTACCACAAAGATATGGTTCTATTGCAAAGGCATACATTACAAAAGATACACAATTAACTGCTGAATCTGTTTTTAATAGTGATAGAATACCAAACGATTTGGCATTGAATTTCTATGTTTTAGGATATGATAACAATAACAAGTTGACAACAATTAATGACGCAACAAAAGAAAACGTAAAGACATACTTAAATTATCATAGAATGTTGACAGATGCGATTAACATTAAAGATGCATATATAATCAACATAGGTATTGATTTTGATATTATAACGATGCCAGACCAAAATGGTAATCAAGTTATTCTTCGTTGTATCGATAGACTGAAAAAATACTTTGATATTAAGAACTGGCAAATAAATCAACCTATTGTGATTAGTAATATCTACACTGAACTTGATAAAGTTGAAGGTGTACAAACTGTTGTATCTGTTAAATTCAAGAATCTATATGATACAACACTTGGCTATTCAAAACACGTCTATAACATAGAACAGGCAACAAAGGATGGTATTATATTCCCATCCCTTGACCCATCAATTTTTGAAATCAAATATCCTGATAATGACATTATCGGTAGAGTGAGGGCATTTGGATGATATACACCCTATATGCACAGAGAGATACAACTATTTATGAAAGAACGGAGTCGATGAACACTGGTGTTGATTCTGTTCTTGAATTAAAACACGAATTAGTCGGTACATCTTCTCGTTATAACAGTCGAATACTTTTGAAGTTTGATACATCGGAACTTCAAGGTAAAATAGATTCAGGAAAAATACCACTCAATACCGCAAAGTATTATCTATCTCTTCGTTCTGCGGAAGTACGTGAAATACCACAGGAATATAAGATATATGCTTATCCGTTAAGTTCATCTTGGACAAATGGAACTGGTAGATATTTCAATTCTCCTATAACCACAGATGGTGCATCTTGGAAATATAGAACTGCAAAATCTATTGGAACAGAATGGGACATTCCACCTACTATAAATCAATATGAATGGGATGCCCTATCACAAACTTGGGTTGATGCAAATATTCTTTTTGGTGTAAACTTATCTGCAAATGTAACATCATCCTATTTTACAACTGAGGGTGGTGGTACTTGGTGGGATTACGATAATCTTGAATGTACACAATCTTTTTCATTTGAATCATCCGATGTTTATATGGATGTTACTAACATCGTTAAAAAATGGGTAACTGGTTCTGGTCGATTCCAAAATGATGGTATGATACTGAAATTCAGTAATGATATTGAATCTTCATTACAAACACTAAATAGTTTAAAATTCTTTGGTACCGATAGTAATACGATATATGTACCACGTCTTCACGTCGTATGGGATGATTCATCATTCTCAACTGGAAGTTTAACACAAGTTAATCCAGAGAATATAATTCTGAATGTAAAATTGAAGAAATCTTATGCAGAAGACGAAAAGGCAAAGATAAGAATTCATGCCAATACTAGATACCCTCAGAAATATTACACTACACAGTCATATTATACTCAAACATATTATCTTCCATCTTCATCTTATTATGAAGTAAGGGATGCACACACTGATGAAATAATATTACCATTCAATACAACAGGTTCAAAAATAAGTTGTGACACTAATGGTAACTATTTTAATTTGTGGATGGATTCATTCCAACCTGAACGATTTTATCGTATCGTAATAAAGACGGAAACAGATGGTGGTGATAATGTACAAATCTTCGATAACAACTATTACTTCAAGGTTTCAAGATGATTACCATCGAAGAGTTTCTTTATTTGGAGAATGTGAAAGAAAGTCAATCTCGTCTTTTAATAAAAGAATACAATGGATTGACATTCACAACACCAGACCAGTTTAGAAAATTTTTTGTTGATAACAACATAAAATTAGAACTAAATCCACCCGAAACAAAAACTGACAAACAAATGTTGTTGGACAGGTTTAAAAGTTTCAAATCATCAAACGATTATGCCTTTGTAAAAAAATATATACAGGAACAAGTTACCTTAAAAAAGGAAATCGAAAGAATACAAAAAGACCCAAACGCACAAATAACTGAGATAACAAACCTTTTGAATGGTATAACAAATGAACCAGTTGACCCATTTTTTAATTTTGTTATTAGAAAAATTTTAACTGGTTCTGATACTGGAGTTTTACCATCAGAGGATTTGCAGAATATACTCTCAAATCTTATAAAAGAACAATCAAAAGAAAGTTATGACGAAGTTTCAGATGTTGAAAGAGATGAGTTTGGTAGATTAATTGATTACGAAAATCTGTATAAGAATAAAGGTAGAATTCGAGTTCCTGTATTGGATGAACGATTTATAATAAGGGATTTCAGATATATTGTAGATACCTCATTTAATAGTCTACCCGATGCAGTTTCATCGGAGGCAAATGTTCTTGCAAAAACAAATGATGCTTTAACAACTGATATTGCTGCTGGTAATGATGAGGCAACTAAAAACTTTTTAAGTAATTTGAATAACTTGATAAATGAAAATTCAAATTCAATTGCTGGTCTTAATGCTAAAATTAAGAGTTTAGAGGCAGAAATAGAATTGAAAGACCAAGTTATACAAACACGTATTGACCGTGAAATTGAACACGAACAGTATATTGATTCTATTGCAACTGATAATCTTATCAAAGATGATTCGTTGGCAGCTAAAGATGATACAATCAAAGAACTTAATACGAAGATTGATACAACAATATCTGGTCTTGAACAAAAAGTTGCAAATCAACTTCAAAATACAACTGCCGCTTTCGAAAGTCTCTCTAAGAAATTGGAAGAACAATCTGCTAAACAACTTTCCGCTTTTGAAAATGCGGTTTCTGGTTTGGCAAAGGCAGTTACACCGCCAACTCCTGCACCGTCTCCAACGGATAGTCCCGAAGAAAAACGTAGAAAAGAAAAGATTGCATCCATACAGACAAAGTGGGATAGTATAAAGTATATTGATACTAATAATGATGACGCACTCATTTCTATTCTAACTAAAGTTGGTGTATCTACAATTGGTCTTCGTCAAAAATTTGTGGATTTAAATGGAAATCTCTCATCAAGAGTAGAACAAATATACAATTGGAATACGATATACAAACAGCAATTTAAATCTAGTTTGAACGTATCAACCATTAAAACTGAAAAAGATGCGGATGATATATTGTCATTAATACCACAATTAGAAACTACAAAAGAACGTGAGTCAACTACTCGTAAGATATTGTATAATGATGGAACTACATCTAAATCTCCGTGTGATGGCGATATTTTAGATAAGTGGAGAAAAGATTGCATTCAAGCCAGAGGAACTAACGCATCTAGTGTGGCAGAAATCGCAGGATTGGTTGGTGCGAAATATGTTGAATGGGATACTGTGGATATTGAGAAAAAACTTGCGTCATCGAATTTCGATACGATTATAGAAGCACTTGGTATTGTAAATGATTTTCCTGGAAAATATTAAAAGAAAACAATGGCAAATTTTGAATATAAAAATATAGATGAAATACTTTCAACGAATGAACCTATCCGTGGTTCTCGTATTGATGTTTCAAATGGTAGAAAAATAATAGTTCCAAAATTTGAACCACTTTCATCACAAGATTTGCAATTTGGTGAAGGTGGTGAGAGTGTTGAGTTACACGCGTTTCTACCAAATGCGGCATATATTTCTTCTCTATATGATGTAAACTCTTGGAAGATAGAGTCCGATAATAGTACACCACCAAAGAAACAAATATCACTCGATGTCCACCGTGATTTGGGTGATAATGGTTTAAATGTAGTACCTGGTTCTTATAAAGTTGTTTATAATTTCTTTAGAAATATTATCGGAAGTGCAAATAGCACAACAAAATTGTTCATATCCGATATTTCTACTGATAGAACAGAACTTAAACTTTCATTGACAAACCCAGATGACTCAAATGCTTTAAGTCAATTAAGTACATTCATCCTAGAATATCTAAAACCTAAAAAATATCTTCCACCAATTATTTTGAACTTTGGTGAGAATAAAGTAGTTGATGTTATCAACGTAACTTCTGACGGTAGTACAACATATTTCTTTGTAAAGTTATATGACCAACTTCCAGCTGATTTGGATTTATACTTCGAATGTTGGGTTGGTAGTCAAATATTAAAACCATATATCGATACCGTAGTTGTAATCCCAGAAGAAGAAAAACAAAATCTACCGTACATATCTGGACCGAACTTTGAAGTAGATTATGATTATTGGATAAACTCCGAAACAGATTATAAATCTTGGAATGATATTCTATCCGCAAACGTACAAACATCTCAGGAAATATTGAATAGATATATTTCTGGAAGTGGTGCCCCTGTAAAATTGAATGTTGATTTTAGAGAATTTGAAAACTTCGTATTTTATTCTTCTGCGGAAGAACGAGTTGCAAATTTCTTCTATAAAACAGAATTGGTGGAATATTACAACAGTCAACTTGATGTACTGAACACATATACAGGTTCAGTTGCGGCCAATAAGATAAAAGTTCAAGGATTAAAAGACAAGGTAATTGCTGGTTTTGATGACTTTGAAAATTGGTTATATTATGAAACTACTGCAAGTAATCAATACACTTCACAGGCATCTGCATCTATAACACCTTATCCAAAATATGCGGTAACTGGTAGTGATTATCACATAGCAACAAAGGAAGGTAAATACAAGTTGTACTCTAGTGGTTCAAATGAATCACAAGATTGGTATGATAATCTTATCACACTTGCACAAAATTATGATTTAAAGAATTATAATGCCTTGAGCAAAGCCATACCGGAATATTTAAGAGACGATGGTGAGAATGAGCAATTTGTTACATTCGTAAATATGGTTGCCCAACATTTTGATATTCTCTATCTTTATACTGACCATATTCTCAAAAAGAATTTGAGAGAAGAACATCCAAAAGATGGTTTGTCACAAGACCTCATTTATGAAGCAACGAGAAATCTTGGTTGGACATTATCTCACGGAACACAGGCAAAAGACCTTTGGGAATATGCTCTTGGTGTGAGTGGTAGTGGTGACCCAATTTGGACTGGTAAAACTACAACAAACAAATATCTTGCTAAAACGGAAGAAGAAAGAACTAAGGAAGTATGGAGACGTATTTATAACAATCTTCCTTACATATACAAGACAAAAGGTACTGCTCGTGGTGTAAAGGCACTTCTTGCTGCATATGGTATTCCACAAACATTACTTACTATTCGAGAGTTTGGTGGACCGGACAACGCAGATTTAGGATTGACACCAAGAGCGGAATGGGAAAAACACACCTACTACTTAAACTTCTCAGGTAGTTATCCATTACCAACACGTCAACATTACATCAGAACGCCATGGGAAAGAGTAAATAATGCAGCTGGTAACTGGCAATATCCAGATACAGTAACTTTCCGTTGGAAGATGGAACCGAATGATTTGTATCCGTATAATGTTGACCCAGTTCAAACACTACTTCAAAAAAATTCTGGAAATAGAGTTGATTGGTTTGTAACGATGAATAAAAATGGAACCGATGTTGAGAAAGGTTCTATTAATTTCTACATCGGTGATGGTACAACATATGCATCGGCATCTATTACAGATGAATACTTGTATGATGATGTTCCATTGAACTTGATGATTCGTAGAAGTTTGTCAAACGATTCAACGTCATCTGCACAAACATACGATTTCTTTGTAAAGACAAATAAATACGGAAAAATTGCAGTAGAACGTTCTGCTAGTATTGTAATTAATGGTTCAACCAGTGGTAGTTACAACAGAGCATGGTCATCAGATGGTCAACTCTTTATTGGTTCAGGTTCAAATCCACAAACGAATAAGATTCTTTCTGGTTCTGTTTTTGAATTGAGATATTGGACTAATCAGCTTGAAGAAGATTCATTTAATAATCACGTTCTTGCTGCTCGTTCATATAATGGTAATACTGAAACATCATCGTTCTATGATTTACAAGCTCAATTTAAGTTCTGGCAAAAATTTGACGTTGGTACAACATCAAGTTTAATCAGTTCTCATCCAGACCAATCAAAATCAACTTTCTTTAGTTCTTCAAAATCTGCTTATTTCTACGGATTTAATTCGGGTGCCTTTGAGTCAATCGTAGAAACATATAATATGGAAGTTGCTACGGTTGGTAATAACACACCATTTGCAGAAAAGGTAAGATTGGATTCTGGTTCACTTCGTGGAACACTAAGTCCTATTGAGTCGGTTGAGGTTTCTGCATTTGATAACTTCTCGATTGATTCAAATAAACTTATGATTGCTTTTTCACCTCAAAGTGTTATTAACGAAGACATATATGAGGCGATTGGTAATATTTCAATCGATGATTATTTTGGTGAATATTCAAATATAAATGCCGATGAATATCCAAGATTAAAGTGGTTTGCTCGTGAATATTGGCAAAAGTATCCAAATAAAAATGATTTCACTGCTTACATAAATCTGATTTCAATATTTGATTTTAGTGTCTTTGACCAAATTCGTCAAACATTACCTGCTCGTGTAAATGAAATACTTGGTCTTGTTATAGAGCCAAATATCCTGGAACGTTCAAAGGTTAGAGTTGTTAAGAATTTCAGTGGAGATTCACCTGAAAAAACTGTGTTTGATACCACAGAATTATCTTCTTCATTAGTTCCAAGTGCTAACATACAATCTTACAAATCTGTTTTAAAGATTGGTTTTGAAGATGAAAGTGAGTATGATGATTTTGAGGGTGACATAAATATCGAAACTGAGGTAACAGCCGATGAAGATATAAATGTTTCTGGTGATGTTAATGTGGACGTTCTTGCAATAGGTTTAAGACCACAATATGTGACATATATAACTGGTTCTAACTCTGCTAAACCAAATTTAATTTCAACCACAAAACGATATACAACACAAATATCATCAACGACTTCTTCTTTATCATCCGAATACAACAAATATGTTGGAAACATCGTAAATAAATCGTCAACTAAATTAGATAGTGAAACTAACTCTATATTAGATTATGGTGAAATTAATTCTGCATTTACGATGACGTATAAAAGAACAAACGTTCAAAAAAGTACAATTGTTTCTGGTGATTTAGGATATGGAGTTGGTTGGTTAACCTCTAGTAATGAAACTGGTAAGTCAACTGCTTTATTTTCTCCAATAGAACAGTATGTAAACGATACTTATTATAGTGGATATAAATTCCGATATACAAGTAGTATTGATTTGGCAGAAAATAATTACAGTTCATATTCACTTGTGACATCGAGTTACTTAAATCCACATAACTTACCAACGTCAATTCGTAATCATAGATTTGAAGGAAGTAAATTATCAGGCCCAGATATAAATGTGGACACGAGAAATACACCGGATGGTAAGGCAGTAGTAGAAGTATTTTTCGTCAGTCCAAATCAGATAAATACTGACCAAAATATTGATACGAATGTAAACGGAAATTTATCAGCAATATGATATTTATAGGTATAACAATATAAAACATAGGAGTAAAGAACATGGGTTATTTAGATAACACCTCAATTACAGTAGACGCTATCCTTACAAAGAAAGGAAGAGAACTTCTTGCAAAGGGTAGAAATCAGTTTCAAATCACACAATTTGCTTTAGCAGATGACGAAGTAGATTACGATTTGTGGAATCCTGCGCACCCACTTGGTTCCGACTACTACGGTGTTGTGATTGAAAGTATGCCAGTAACAGAGGCAGTCCCAGATGAAACACAATCAATGAAGTATAAGTTGATTACACTTCCAAAGGGAACAACTGCAATTCCTGTTGTAACGGCAAACGTAGCATCAATATCTATTAGCACAGAATCAACAACGCCTGATAGAGGATTTGTTGTTACACCATTTACAACACAAGCTGGTAATACAACATCAACTTTCAATGCTGGTGCTAATGGTTATACATTTACACTTTTGGATTCAACATATGTTACATTTGCTAATGGCGGTGGAACATCATCTACAAGTGAATCTGCAAATTCTATTTCTGTAACTGGAAACTCTATTACTCTTATCGGTAAAAACAATAACAACCTCGGAGATA